TTTTCCCTTAAGTCACCTGGTAAGAATCCGATTTCTTCTTTTGAGACTGTCGGACGTGTAATTATAACCTTTTCGTATTGTCTTCTAAATAAGCCGTCTAGGGCTATTTGGCATGCTAATAATGTTTTTCCTGAACCTGCTGATCCAGCTAATATAGTAAGTGTATTATTTAATATTTCTTCCTTAGCTAATTTTTGTTCTTCGTTTAATTGGAGTTTAAATTTAATAGGGTTTTTCACTATTCTTTTTTCAGTAAATACCTGGTCGGTATGATGATTGGATGCCATTGTCTTGATAATTAATTTTAACTAATTTATCGAGTCCTGCGTTAACGTGCATAGCGTCGTCTAATACAAGCTCGAAATTGAATCTCTCGTCCAGAGGTAGAACTAAATCTACTTGGGAGCCCCATCTAATTAAGCTAAATCTTTCATTTTGAGCGCAAAGATCTAATTGCTTCTTAAATGGAGCAATTACGTTTACATCTTCATCGGCAATTTGTATTAAATAGTATGTGTAATCTAAGGAAGGAACATACACTTGGTTAAACATGCGTTCATTGTACTTTAAGTACTCCATGTTATTTGGGTTGATTACTTTATTTAAGATGTCCTTCTCAACCGCTAACATTGGTTTATTTGTAGATTCAATAGGTTCTAAATGTTCGTACGTAAGTACTCCACCGTAAGGAATTCTATTGATATGGACGTCATAAAACGACATAAAAATGCCTATTACTAATGATGGTTTATCATACTCATCATTACCCATAACATCTTTTAAGGTATAATTTAACCCTTTAATTTCCACAACCGCTTCATCTGGTTGTACAACTTTTTGATAAATAATTGTTCCGTCTGCTGGGCTGTAAAAATGTTCCCAATCAATGTAGTTAGGACGGAGAGGATCTCTAAAAAAGAAAGTATTACTCAGCTCGCCTACAGGGAGTTTAGAGAGTTCTTTAACCTCTCCTCCTAACCACTCTTTTAATGTCTGTGCCATTACAATAAGGTTTTGCTGTGATCAACTCTATTCAAATGCATTACCATACAAGAAAGCATAGCACCTGATTTCATATATTCTGACAGGTTAAAAATTACAGGTTCCATACCAGCGTCGGAACAAATTTTCTCTAATGATTCAATTTTATGTTTTTCGGCCTCATAATATTCATGAGACTTTTTCATTTCAGCAATGTTAGAGGCACACAAAATCATATTACCCATTCTAACTGAATTGGTCATTCCACCTAAAGCATCTTCTACATCAACATCAATAATATCAGTGTGTTGTTCTATAAGCGCTATTTCCTCAGGAGTATATAGTTCCGTGGCTACTAATGTTTGGTCGTTATTTAACGCGAAAATACTGCAATCTAAATGATACAAGTATTCGTCAGTCATAGCAACTTTGATAATATTCATATCAAAATTTTCTTCCATCCACTCATAGGTTTTGATGTTAGAACGAATGCCATAACCTCCAATATAAACATTATCGTAAAGGTATTTGATGTCGGCTTCACCTTCCCATTTGTGAGGAGAAATATGAGTTTTGTAACCCATCTGATCAAAGAAATGTTTACCTACCCACTCTTCACCTTTACGAGGATCTGAGGTAAAGTTAGATAATAAAATATGATTTTCGTTTTTGATGTGAGGTAATTGTAAACCTAAGTTAGCTACGTAAACCTGATCTTGGAAATTACCATCTGAGGGTAATAGATAAACAAGTGATTGACCAGCCATAAAATTATACAAGTCCATAAATTGCTTGTATGCTTTAGGTCTATTAATTGCTAATTCTTCATCTGTTAATTCTTGCATCCAGATGTTGTTGGGATCCGCTGTCGAAAGCGAGAACGGAAAATTCATTACATAACTTTGTAAGTGTAACTGACTTGGGGTCTCTTTCATGTTTTAAAACGTTAATTAAACTTATTGTTCTACTATACATATTAGGTAACTATAGTAGAATAAAGAGAGGCCTAGATTTCTCTAGGCCTCCTTTAAAAAAAGTATTACTACTTAATCTATTAGATAGTGTTCAAGCCACTAACATAGATCTTACCGTAGAATTCAGGACGTAACATCTTCTTAGCGTAACGAGTCATGATACCTTTTCTTGGAGTGAAGGTTTCTGGATCGTATACAAGAGGAGTCATGATCAACGGAATGTAAGGAGCGAATACAGCACCAGTCTCAAGGAATTGAGAACCTTTGTAACCCATCAAGATCAAGTTGTCTGTGAAGTAAGGGTTCTTGTAAACCTTATAACGGTTGTTAATAGTACCGATCTTCTGTACACCGAAAGCATACTCTGCTTGAGCAGCATCACCATTAGCGTTAGAAGCGAATCCTGGGATTGATTCTAAGATAGTAGCTACAGTTGGAGAAGTAACTAAGAAGTTAGCACCACCACGAAGAGTCAACTGGTGAATCTTGTTGCTCAATTTCTGCATTTTGGTACCTAAAGTTTGGAACCAACCGCCTTGAGTGTTGTAGAAACCAGTTTGAGAAGTTGTTGTTGGAGTTACCCAAGCTGTACCATCCCAAGTAGTGTTGTTTTCAGCTGACCAGTATTCAGTACCAGCGGCTGCATCTTGAATCAACATATCTAAGATTTCGAGATCGATTTCCATTGAAATGTACTCGCTCATGATGTTAGTTAATTCAGCTTCAGCATCGATGTTCTGGTAAGCAGCTAAGTCTTGAGAGAATTCAGGAGTCCATACGGCCTTCAATTTCTTAGTCTTAGCAGTGATAGCTGAAGATACCATCTGAACATTGATTTCAGGAATAGCAATCTGTAAAGCTTGAGTATTGTTAACTTCGTTAACAGTTGAGTAAGCTTGACCATCTTCGAAATCACCACGCTCGTTATCAGCAGTCAACTTGTTGTACAATACATTTGTAGCAGTTAATGTTGGAGCTGAAGTAGTACCAGAATAGAAGAATTTAACATCAGTACCATCGATTTGAGTGAACTGTTGTAATACGTTAGCTGGGTTGATGTTTGAACCAGACAACATGAAAGCGCGAACACCTTCAGTATCAGCATCAGCTAATGAAGAAAGAGCTACATCGATCATCCAGATTGTACCAGCACCATCAGTAGTAGCTGTTTCATAATCAGAGTTGAAGTTTACATCTTCATAAGAAGCTGAAGCTACAGTACCGAATACACCAGAAGCAGAAGCTACATAGAATTGGTTAGTTGAGTAAGCAAAACGGCCAGCACCATACAAACCACCTTCAGTAGCAGTAGTTGAGAATGGATAAGTTGAGCTGTTTTGAGCACCATACAAAGAATTACCAGTTTCAAATGGTTGCTTAGTGTTACCATATTGGAAATCCAAGAAGAACACTAGACCTGAAGGTAAGTTCATTGGTTGAACTGAAACGAATTCCTTGGCTACGATAGTACCGAATACCTTACGTACCAATGGAAGAGCGATACCAGCCCACTGCTCACCAGCACCAGTAGTAAAGGTGGCGCCACCTGAGTTAGTGGTGTTAGTTTCAACAACTAACTGTTTAGCTTGGTTCTCGAGCAACATAGACATGTTGTTTTTCTCGATCTCACCCAAACCTTCTAAAAGACCAGTCTTAACCCATTTTCCGGCTAATTTGGCAGCGTCAGATTGCATGTTCTTCCAAGAACCTGCAGCTGACTCTAATAATTGATTTACTTGTGACATTGTTTTATCAAATTAAAAATTTAACATATTATTTAATTCCGGCAAGTTTTTGCCATCTTGCGAACTGATCATTTACCTCTAAGATTGGGGATTTAGATGGTGATTGGATAGTTTTAGAAGCACTACCTAAGTTTTCCTTAATAGCAGCTTTTACTGGGGTTAAACCTTCGCTGATTGTCTCAAAAACGAGTTTAACTTCTGCTACTGTAGTTGCTTTATCAAATGCACCTAATACCTTGGCTTTTTGGTTTTCGCTCAAGTTCTTACCACGGAAGATTTTGTTAACGTAAAGAAGCTTAGAGTTCAATAAGTTGATTTCGTTTAATTCTGATTTCAACTCTTCGATTTCTTTTTTCATTTCGTCCATTTCTTCCACTTCTGCTACTTCTTTTTTAGTAGCTAATTTCTTGAAGAAGTTTACAACAGCTTCACCACCCATTTGAATCATACCTAAAATTACAGGCATTGCTAATCCGGTAGCAACTGTTAAGTATTTAGCAGCTTCGACGCTTACACCTAACATATCAGCTAGTGCTGGGAAATCACCACTAAGGTCGATTTCGTTTACTTCTTCTTCACCTTCCATAATTTCTTCTGTTTCGTCTTCTACTTCGATTTCTTCTTCACCTTCAGCGCCTTCGGCATCTTCAGTTTCAAATTCCTCACCAGCTTCTAACTCACCAGCTTTAACCATGTCAGCGATTACATCTTCGATGAATGATTTTAGGTCTTCTTCTGACATATCTTCCAAATCGATTTCTTCGTCTTCAACTTCTTCAGTTTCTTCCGCTTCAACCTCTTCTTCGGCTTCAGTCATTTCTTCACCTTCTTTCATTTCATCATCAAGTTCGGCTAACAATTCGTCAAGATCCATTTCTTCGTCCATGTTTTCAGCTTCGTCCATGTCTTCAGCTTCTTTCACTTTCTTCTTGTAATCTTCAACGCCCTCTTCTTCAGCAGTGTCTTTTTTGTCACCACGTTTAGCAGCAGGAACGTCACCCTTGTTACCACCGTACTTTTGCTTTTCTGCTACTTCTTCTTTAGCTTCATCCATCTCATCCATTTCAGAAAGCTTTGCAGCTAACTTCTCTTTCAAATATGGAGTGAATGCCTCTTCAAGAGCAGCTTTTGCGTTTGCAATAGCAGTTTCTTTAACGGCCTTTGCATCAGCGATAGCTTCTTTAAGCAAATCTCTGTTTACCATTTTGTCCTCAAATTAAATTGTTGGAAATACGTTTATTGTTGACGAGTGTCGAAACGTAATAAAAATTATTATCTATCATGCAATATAAGACGATTGCATATTCTAATATACATATATGAAGATTCCTTAAAATTGCAAAGAAAAAGAAAAGCCCTCTTTCGAGGGCTTAGGCCGAGGGATACTATCCAACGGGGGGTTCTTTGCCTAAGGTAGCAGGCGTCTTAAATATTATTTAATAATGCCAGCTAATTTTTGCCAACGTTTATTTTCTTGTAAATCTTCCTTAACGTCAGATTGTTTTGGATCTATATAATTAACTTTACCAGCAGCAGCATCTGGTGGGGTTTTACCTTTATTAATAAATGTATCACCAGCGTCTGCGGTTTGAGGCATTACTGTTCTTGAGAAAGCACCTTTTGTAATATCAGATAAATTATTTGACCAGTATTCCGCGGCTAATTCCTTTTCTGGTTTTTCAATTTTACCTGCTTTAACTAATTTATCAAGTACTTCAGGAGTTACTTCTTTACCCATGATATACTTTTTAATACCTTCTTTACCTAAAGAAAATAAATTTTCTCCTTCAAATGGTTTTGTAGGTGATTTACCATATAAAGCAAATAAAATTGCGTGTACTAAACCTAAAGCTGCTTTTTCATCTTTAACTCCTGGGGCTTTAATGTCAGCAATTTCAACTGAAGCATCAGGGTTAGTGGCTTTGAATTGGCTCCATCTATGATGACCATCTAAAACATATTTACCACCAAAGGTTAAAATAGGAGCACCACCATCAGGACCTAAATTTTTACCTGCTAAAGCATTATCTAAAGCATTGTATTTATTAGTCATTTGGTCGTCTAAGCTTTGACCAGTACCAATTTCAGATTGGGTTGGTTGTAAACTACCTGCTCTAGCACTACCTGGTTCGATAGTTACTTTTTCATCGCTTGGGTTTCCATCAGTATCACCTGCTTTCAATACTGCTTGAGGAATCTTAGCAGCAGCAGCTAATACAGCAGCTGGACCAGCTGAGATATCAATTAAACCTTCTGCTTCTCTTAAAATTTGTAATTTTTCCTCTACTAATTTTAATAAATCTTCCATTGCAAAAAAATTAAATAATTGGACACGTTCCATTGGCACATAAAATTTCAGTGACAATAGAATTTACTTTTGCGTATTTATTTTGATTTGAAAAATCTAAACCCTCTTTAATTACGTGCATGTACGAACCTGGGTTAGAAGGTGTGGAAACAAAATCCCAACATAATAATTCGAAATCATCTTGTACTTCTAATATTTCACCTACTTGCTTTAATGAACCCATACCACGAGATGAAACACCTACTTGTACGTTGTTTTCAATTAATGCTTTTAAGATGTTACCTGATATTGTAGGTAGAATTTCAATTTTGCCAATTACTTGGTCTCCGTCCCACCATAAATCTCTAATGATGTGAGATACATTTTTAAGGTTGATAATAGAAGATTCTGGGTGGTCTAATTCACCTGTTGCTCTATTTTCTTTAATAACCTCTTTATATTTGTCGATTTCTCTTTCCCACAAGTCTTTAGCATAGTAACGTCCGTTACCATTCTTAACTTCAGCTGTGGCTAAAATACCCTCAACCAAAGGATTACCCGATAGGGCTCTCGCCTCGGTTAAGCTAATAGGGCTAGCATTAAATGCTCTGGTTTCAATGAGTACTTGTTTCATGTTATTTTTTTGCGTCGCCGTAGCCGCTTGATTTGAATTTGCCTTTAGCTTCTTTAGGAACTTCTAATTGTTCACCTTTAATACCTTTAACTGAGAACATAGCTTCTTTGAAATAATAGTTACGATCTTTAGCCATATTTTTAGCTACTATTTCTTTTACTTGAGCTACTGTTTTATCAGCATTTTTAGGGTCATCCATTTCAGCTAAGTATCCTAACAAGAAAGCTTGACCATATAAATTGTCAATATTCTTTTCATTTTTGTAGTCGAAACCTTTAGTTTCCATATCAACTACTTCTTTGTTAGGTTCTTTAGCATCAGCTTTAACTTCAGCTTCGAAAATTTTAAACCAGTTAGGAGTTTCATTAGTAATAGAAACTAAACCACCAACACCTTCAGATAACAAGCTTTTATTAGTTAAAATAGATACTACTTGCTCATAAGTGTTATGAACTCCTACCTGCTCAGGGAATGTTAAACGAGCAAGTTTTAAGAAGTGAGCTTTATTGCCCTTACCTTCTTTAATTAAATTGTATTCAGTTTGTAAAGCGTTCATATTTGTTATTTTTTAAACATTTCAATTAAATCATCTAAATAATCAACAGCCAAATCCGTTCCATACAATACAGAAAAATTTGGGTCTTGTTTGTAATAATCCATTGTATCGTGTTTTGCTCTAGCTAACAACGGAATTAATTCATTTAGTTTTTCTTCTACTTTATTAAATCCCAAAATACGAGATGTAATATGTTTTTTTAGTGCTGAGCTTTCAACACCCAAATCGTTAATATATTCTTCAATATTTGTTTCTACTTCATTTAATGGTTTAGTTTTACCATTAAAAGGAATAATATCGATTGTTTTAGATGATTTTGGTTTTGGAGCTGGTTTCCAGCCTAATTTATAATAATAATTTACCTGAGCTCCGTTTGCTTTTTTATTGGGATTAAAAGCATATTTAGTTTGATATTCACCACCCGCAGCTGTAGTTGATACTTCATCTAACAAGTTTTTAATGGTAATATATTGTTCCGGATATTCATTTCTAATATGAGTACGAAACTTATTAAATACTCCTCTTAAATCTTGAGCAATTACCGCAATTTTAGGATCTGCTTTACCATCACTAGTTTTAGATAAGTTAACCATTGCCTGGAGTGCTTGGGATAATTCTTTTAATGCGTCACCAAAATTACCTAATTTAATAATTTTATGACTAATATTTCCCGTTTCCTTATCTATATTATCTGTTTTGAAATAGGTACTTAAATCATCAGAAAAGAAATCATTAACCATATCAAGTTCACCAAAACGTTTTTCAATACGTTTAATAAACTCAGGATCTAAATCCTTAGGTTTAACGACTTCTTCGTTGATTATTTTTTTAAGCTTGTACATTTTTCAACTCATGTAAAAGTTCACAATATTGTAAAAGGTTTATTAAATCATCATCACCTACATTAGCTGTTTTAGTTAATGAAGTTAACATATTAGCTACCTCAGATACTTTAATTTGAACAGCTTTATCGCTAACAGATTCAGATAATTTAGATAGCTCTTCTCTCAAATAAGCAACCTTATTATTGTAGTACTCTTTTAAACGAGGAGTATTGTCAACTGAGTTGATGAATTCTTTTAGAACTTCTTTTTGGTCATTATTTAATTCACCATACTTACCATTGAATTTTTCTAATAATACTTTGTAAGTAAGGATTCTTAAATCTTTATCGTATGATTTAAATTCCTCCATCAAATCATCTTCAACCTTTTTAGCTTGAACTTGGGTTGAGGTCATTGTTTCTAAAATAGAAACTTTGTTTGAAATAATTTGGTCTGGGTTTGATAGGGAATCTGAGTTGTAAATCTCGATTAGTGTGTAGAGTGAAGCGTATGATTTATATGATGGTAATTTGGTTTTAAAGAATTCATCTAAATTATAATGTTTTTGAATTTCTTTAATCAAATTATATTTTTGTCTCTTTAAAGTACCTCTATTTAATGATTTAGAAGACTCAATAATTGTAGTCAAGATCATATCTGCCTTACCTTCGGAGATATTATTATATTTAGATAAGGTTTCATACAATTTGTATTCCTTACCTAATTCGGTTTTGACAAAAAATTTCTTTAAAATACTAGATGCTTTTGAAGTTTTACCAGACAAGGTATCAGCCGTGATTTGTCTCACCAGCAATTCAAAAATGATCCCAGTATTTTTATACTTTGAATGTTTGATATTCATTCCCTAGGGTTTTGTTATAAATATATAGAGATTCTTATTCCTTAATATTACTTTCATCTAAAAGCGATTCACCTTTATTCTCCAAATTCAATTTTTTATTAAGAGACTCGAATAATTGTTTATTTTTTAATTTAGCTTCTAAAGCTAATGGTGAACCTCCTTTATATTGAGGTTTAATTGAATCAGATTCATTGTCATCTTTCTTCATACCTCTTGCACCTAATCTGTCTTTACCAAAATTATCATCTTGAGTATTTCTATCCGAAACTTTTTCTTCGGGACGACCTAATGGTGCTTTCTCATCATAACCTGCAGGAACAGAAGCATCTTCATATCTACCACGACCATATAGAGAAGCTAAATCGTGTGGTGTACCATATGATTTACCTGATTCCATAGGATCATTACCTTCAGCTTCAACTTGAGTTAAACGGAATTTACGTTTCTGGTCTTGTATAATCAAATCTCTATATTCATCGTATTGATCTGAGCTGAAATGGAAAATGTTTTCATAAATCCAATCTGATGGTATTAATTTGGTTTCCATCATTGAATTGGCTAATTCTACTTTTTCTCTCATTAATGCGATCTTTTCTTGATCGTAAATGATAGATGGAGTTGTTAAATCTAATTCAAAGTTTGTCAATGATTCTTCAGTATAACCTTGAGTATATAAATGTACTAAAGCAATCTTATACAATTCAGACAATACAATACGTTGAATACGATCAATTGTACGGGCGAAGCGAATATCTTCAGCGGCTAATGTAGCTTTACCTGTTAAATCTTTTTCATAACCCATAAATGCTTTAGGCACCTTAAGGGCAGCAAATAATTTATCACGTAAGTAAGTTACGTCAGCAATACCATCATATTGTAATCCACCTAAGTTTTCAATTGAAGTTGATGTATCGTTACCTCTAACTGGAATATAAAAGTCTTCCATAAGGTTCTGCATATTATACTTCAAGTTATATTCACCTGTTTTAGGATCAATAAACGGAGTACGCTTCATTGTAGAAATTGTTTTCTGCATGAAGTTTTCTACCTCGTTAGGAGGAATAGAACCAACGTTAATTTTAAATACACGACGATCTGGGCTACGAGTGATTCTATGAATCAACATAGCATCTTCCATCAATGTATATTGTTTGAAAATACGACGAGCTGGTTCGATATAAGCTCTACCATAAGGTAAGAAGTTAACGTCTGTTAAAAGACGGAAGTGAGCCATTTCGTAGTTATCAAAGAAAACAGATTGGTTATCATTTTTATCATAAGTGTTGGGAACACCATAATAACCTGAACCACCACCATATACACCTTCAGGTGAATATCTAAATCTTACAGAATTTGGATGTTCAGGATCATAATTTTCTTGTCTTTCAATATGGTAAGCAGTAAATGGAATTACATTATAAACACCATATTTTTCAGCAATTTCCATCTTAACAAAGAAATCACCATATTTACACATTTGACGAATCCATGACCATAAATTGAACTCAATATTCAATACATCATAGAAAAGGTTATAAAGGATTTGTTGAATATTATCATCACTACTTCTAATTTGAAGTACTTCTCCCATATCATTTTTTAAAGTACATTCGTCAGCTATGATATCAAGTGATGAAGCGATAATAGCATCATTATCCATAATATCATAATCAGAATAAATAAAAGTTCTGAGGTATTGGTAGTTGATGTTTAATTGTTGGCCCCACAAAGATGAAGCAGCAGGAGAATAAATACGATTGTATCTATCCATTATTGAGTTTGTTGCAACGTCACCTGAGGTTTGGATGCGATCAACATCCATTACTTTTAATTCGTTGCCACCCACATTTCTAATGATTACATCTGTTGAAAACAGGCGTTGTAATCGGGTGAATAAACTTGTATCGGCCATTTTAAATTAATTATATCTTATAAATATTACAGAAGCCAGCTAATGTCTTCTTTTCCTCCATATGGGTTATCAATTTCATATGGATTTTTTATGTTACCTGCTCCGTAAACACCATTATACGTAGTTTTTTTCATACTTCCAAGGGCAGCTCGAGTCATATCGTGAGAATGTTGCTGGAATTTTAATGATGTGTCCCTTAAATACATTGCAATACCAAAAGCCATTACTAAATCATCATTATATCCAGTTTGAGCTTCAGGTCTACCATTTTTCCAAACAAACACTTTCATTTCTTCTAGTAATCGTTTCGATTGAATTGTTACTGATCTGTCACCAACATATTCCCTAAATTTATTTACAACTAATGGTCTTGTTCTCATTGACATTGTAAATCCAGGGGTCATATCACTATTACCTTCAAATACTTTAAGATAAGATTCTGCAGTTAGTTGATCTGATTTTGGTGAGTGATATAAATTTCTGTATCCACGCTCAATAATTGAATCTAAGGTTGCCCAACCAATCGAAGCGTTCTCTACAACCAACATAGCGTTATTGTATTCTGAACCTAAACCGACTAAGAAATATCCAAATTCTTTAGGTGACATTTGTCCTCTATATTCAGCTACTTGTGTATTTGTTTGAATATCAATTACGTGAGCAGTTGAGAAATCTTTTCCATCACCGCGAGCAACGTCAGCTGTGATCATATATTCACGGGAATAATCGGCAGCTTCCCACACCCATAAGTTTTGATCTGCGCCTCGTCTTTCTAAGGGATCCTTAATTGTAGTTTCTTTTAAAAATTCAATCCATTCAGAATAAAAT